CCTGTGACTTCGTGTAGTTAGACATTGGAGTTCTCCGTGGAAGGAAGCGACTAACAACAGCCGCACGCAATATATAAGCATCTAAGTACAAAGTACAACCCTTGGCTGAGTGCCCCGCCCGATGCTATATATCAATCCTCTCGTGGAAGGGAGACGGTGAGCCGCTCCCGGTCTGAGCGGTTAGCAGCGGCGCATGGGGCGACCCCCTACTGCGCCGTTGCGCTTTTGTACTCGCCATAAACCTTCCGCGAGACGCGCATGTCGATTATAATTCTGAACGCAGCTTACTTGCTGGACCCTTCCACGATGCCGCCACGCAAAGAACCGCCGCCCCTGCTTGACCCGAACCCGCCGCCGCCGGATGACGCCGAGCGCATTCTGGCGCTGATCGAGCGACGCAACTGGCGCAAAGCACGCGCGACCAACCGCTGGGGCAAGCCCCAGACCCCGCACGAATACACCGTGCGCGCGGGTGGCCACGGACCCGATGCGGTCTACGACGATGCCGAGGCTGAAGCGGTCTTCGCCGAGCTGTTCGCCCTGATACAGCAGCACGGTCGCGCCGAGAAATATGGCCGCGACACGCGCCTCTATTGCTACCCTGGCGACGACCGAAAATACTGGTCGATGACCCCGAACCTCGGCGAGAACGGCAACATCAATCGCATGTGGATCGCTGACGATCTGGAGCGCTTGCGCAAGACCGGCCAGATCGAGTGACCAAGGCAACCTATTCCGACCAGACCGTCTACGAGGCCGCCCTCGACCGCATCCGCTTTGTCTACGACCATTGCGACGACGTGATCGTCAGCATGTCGGGCGGCAAGGACTCGACGACGCTCCTGCACCTCGCCCGCACCGTTGCCGCCGAGCGGGGCCGCCTCCCCCTCAAGGTCTACTGGCTCGACCAGGAAGCCGAGTGGCAAGCAACCGTCGACTACATGCGCGCGGTCTTCGCCGAGCCCGACGTGCAGCCGTACTGGTTTCAGATACCCTTCAAGCTGACCAACAGCCTTTCATATCGGGACAGTTATTTGCACTGTTGGGCGCCCGAGGCGCGCGAACGCTGGTTGCACCCGCAGGACCCGATCGCCATCACGGTCAACCCGCTCCCCGGTCACGACCGCTTCCACTATCTGGTCAAGAACCTCCCCGCCTTCTGCGACATGGCGGGGAAGCAGCATGTCGGCGTGCTGGTCGGGATGCGCATGTCGGAGAGCCTCAACCGGCGGTACCTGATGTGGAGCGGGCCGGCGCGGTACGAGGGGATCAAGTGGTGCCACGCCGCGATGATCCGCAACACCCGGACCTTCTGGCCGATCTACGACTGGCAGGACCGGGACGTCTGGATTTGCATCGCCCGCAACCAGCTCCCCTACAACCGGGCCTACGACCAGTTCTACCGCTACGGCATCGCGGGCAAGGACATGCGGATCAGTGCGCTGATCCACGAGACTTCGTGGATCACCATCAAGCGCCTGCAGGAGGTCGAGCCCGCCACCTACGAGCGGTACATCCGGCGCATCGCCGGGGTGAGCACCTTTAGTCACCTGAGCGAGACCAACGACGTTTTCCCGCACACGCTGCCGCCCTACTTCGTCGACTGGAAGGACTACCGGGACTATCTGGTCGAGCACCTGACCGAGCCGGAGAACCGGGCGCTGTTCAAGCATCGCTGGAAGGACCAGCACGGCGAGCCGTGGCACAAGATTCACGTCAAGGAGATCGTGCTGAATGATGTCGACGGCACGATCAACCAGAATATGTACATCCACTTCCGGGGGCAGGAACGCAAGCGCCTGGGGTATTACTAATAACGCGCCCTCGTATGCCGCTTTGACGGCGCAATGAGATACATCATCCGCGCCATCGACGAGCGTGAGCATTTCCTGCCGGAGATCATCGAGCAAATCCCGCATCTGGAGATCGTCCACGACCTGTCGCGCAACGCGATGGACACTTTCCTGCGGGCGCTGATGCACGCCAACGGGGACCCGGCGGTCCACCTCGAAGATGACAGCAAGCTGACCTCGGACTTCCTGGCCAAGATCGAGCCGGCGATCGCCGTTCGCCCCGACCGCGTGGTGCAGTTCTTCAGCCTGCGCAAAGGCGACGAGAAAGCCGGTTCGCGCTGGATGCCGGGGCGCAGCTTTCTGATGGGGCAGTGCTTCTACCTGCCCCCGGGCTACGCCCGCGCGCTCGGGCAATACTACGTCCGTTGGCCGCGCCGCCGGGAGCACCCGACCGGCCTGGACACGATGATCGCCGACTGGCTGGGCGATCGCCAGGAACGCTACTGGCTGCACGTCCCCTCTCTGGTGCAGCATCGCGACACGCCGTCCGCCATCAACCCGCGCCGCTCCTCGAAGCGGCAATCCGTGACGTTCCGCCCATGAAGAAGACCGCAGTCGACATCCGCATCATGGCGGTGCCCAAGCGCCGGGACATGGTGCTCGCCATGCTCGCCCAGCTCGGGATGCCGGAGACGATCGTTTCCTACGACGATCGCCCCCAGGGCGGCGGCCCGCTGTACACCGCCCGCAAATGCTGGCTGCACCCCCTGCAGCCGGGCTGCACGCACCGGCTGGTATTGCAGGACGATCTGGAGCTCTGCACCGGCTTCCGCGTCGTTGCCCATCTCGCTGCCGCCGCCTTCCCCGAGGCGATCTTCAGTTTCTTCAACCCGCGTCTGCGCTTCACCGATCGTAAGACCGCCTCGCCCTATATCCTGATCCCCGGCGGCGGCTGTTACGGGCAGGCAATCATGATCCCCGCCCCCCTTATCAAGCCGTGCTTTCGCTGGGTCGACCGGGCCCTCGGTGTCGGCTACGAGGGCGACGACACCGCGATCGGTCTCTACAGCCACGCCCGCGATGTGCCGATGATGGCGACGATCCCGGCGACTGTGCAGCACCTGGCGCCGATGAACTCCGCGCTCGGCTACAACAACCCGCGAAAGGTCTCGAAGGTATGGCAAGGGCGCGACCTGGCGGGCGAAGACTGGAACGACCGAAATTACTCGATGAGCAAGGCGATCCCGAACCTAACGGGGCTGCCCCCGACTCACCCGTTCTCCCGCGCCCCCCGCAAGCCGATCGACCGGGAGCGCCTGCGGGCGCAGCTCGCATGAAGCCCCCCGACATGAGCCACAACCCGGTGGACAGCGTGCGCTGGGTCCCGGTCGAGAAGGTGTTCGCGAACAACTACAACCCGAACGCCGTGGCGGCGATCGAGATGGAGCTCCTGTTTCTGTCGATCGACCACGACGGCTACACCCAGCCCGTGGTGACGGTCTACGACGAGGAGCGCGACCGCTACACGATCGTCGACGGGTTTCACCGCTACCTCGTGATGAAACGGTACGAGGTGATCTACGACCGCAACTGCGGGCTCCTGCCGGTCGTCGTCCTGCAGAAGGGCGCCAACGACCGCATGGCCTCGACCATCCGCCACAACCGGGCGCGCGGCCGGCACAGCATCGACGGCATGGGATCGCTGGTCATCGACATGCTGCGGAACGGCTGGAACGACGCCCGTATCTGCAAGGAGATCGGCCTGGAGAAGGAGGAGCTGATCCGCCTCAAGCACCTGACGGGGTACGCCCGGTTCTTCGAAGGAGCCGAGTATTCCCGCGCGCTGGAGACCTCGAAGCAGATCGAGGAGCGGTTGAAGCACGCAGCCGGAGAGTCACCCGCGTCAGCCCGCCCCGCCCCGGCTCGGCAGCCGCGACGAACCCCAGCCGGGTGAAGAAACTGGGGTGGTGCGAGTTGGCCTGGATAGCGGCGGCGCCGCGCAACTGACATTCGCGGATGCAGCGCAGCACGAGGTCGAACCCGAGACCCTGACCACGCCAGTCCGGCCGGACCCACACGGCGTGCAGCACAACCCGCTCGTGGCCGATGTGATCCAGCGCGGCGATGCCGACCACCTCGCCATTGTCTGCCGCCGCAAACCACCGCGTGTTAGGTTTGTCGCCGACATTCACGGCGTCAGCTCGCGCCGCCTTGCGGAGATGCTCGACGGCGGAAAAGGGAACCTCGCTGATCATGGACGTCACGCAGGAACTCGTGATGGTGCCGACGCGGGCCATCAAACCGTACCACCGCAACCCGCGCAAAAACGACGTGACCGTCGACAAGCTGGTGGAATTGATCCCCAAGACGGGGTTCAACGTGCCGCTGTTGCTCGACCGCCAGAACATCATCGTCAAGGGCCACACCCGGTGGCGCGCCGCCATCCGCCTCGGCATGACCGAGATACCCTGCGTCTATTCGGACGCCGACGAGGAGACCAACAAGTTCGACCGCCTGGCGGACAACCGGGTGCAGGAGTACAGCGCCTGGGACGACGAGTATCTGCAGATGGAGGTGAGCCTCCTGGCCCCGAGCTTCGGCGCCGACCTGGCGATGCTGGATTTCTCGGTGCCGCTCCCCGAGCCGCCGGAAGCCCCACCAGAGCCCGCTGGAAGCCCGCCAGACCACCTGAACGGCGAGCCCGCCCCTGCGCTACCGGGAGACGGCGGCGTGCATGCCACAACACCGCCGTCGCCCGAGCCAGCGCCAGGCGATGAGCCCGACCCGCCGACCGAGGCAGCATACCTCGAAGTCGTGTGCAATCACTGCGGCACGCGCCTGCGCGTGAAGCGAGGATAGATGCCCGCCCCCGTCAGCCAGCTCGTCATGGTGCCGATCAAGGCGATCAAGCCGTATGAGCGGAACCCGCGATTCAACGAGGCGACGATCGACAAGCTGGTCGAGCTGATCCCGCGTGTCGGCTTTAACGTGCCGATCCTGCTCGACCGGCAGAACGTCATCATCAAGGGGCACAGTCGCTGGAAGGCGGCGCAGCGCCTGAAGATGCGCGCCCTTCCCTGCGTCTACAGCGACGCCGACGAGGAGACCAACCGGCTGGACCGCTTGGCGGACAACCGAGTCCACGAGTTTTCGACTTGGGACGAGGAAGCCCTGCAGCGCGAGCTGGCCGGGCTCAACCTCAGTTTCAACTTCGACATGACGTCGCTGGACTTCAACTTCGCGGTGCCGCCGGCATCTCCTGCGGTGGGCAGTGAAGCATCCCCTGCCGGGAGTCCCACCCCGGCGGGGGATGACCCCTTTATCACCAGCGAAGATGTCGCCGGGACCGTATCCGGCGTCGCCAACCCGGAGTACCTCGAAGTGGTCTGCCATGAATGTGGCCACACGCTCTATGTGAAGCCATGAGCGACGCCGCCAGAAAACCGAAACCCCGGATCGTCCGCCCGGGCGGCGCGCAGTACACGGTGGCACAGGTCGAGCACGCGCTGCGCCAGTCGGCCGGGATTTCCGCGCTGGCCGCCAGCGCCCTGGGCTGCACCCCGAAAACGGTGCGCAACTACCTGAGCCGCCACCAGGAGCTGCGGGCCGTGGTGGACGATCTGGTCGAGACCTCGCTCGACCTGGCGGAAAGCAAGCTGATCCAGAGCCTGAACAACGGCGAGCGCTGGGCCGTCCTGTTCTATCTGGAGACCAAGGGCAAGGGTCGCGGCTATACCCGCCGCCAGGAGATCACCGGGGTAGGCGGCAAACCGATCGAGATCACCGATGCCAGAGAACGTCTCCTCGGAGAACTCAAGCAGATGGGGGAACGGCTCAGGATTGCCGGCCCCGCCGCCCCTGGACCTGTCGCCCGCCGAGCAAATGGCGCTGCGAACGGAGCTGGAGCAGGCCCGCCTGATCAAGAAACTGTCGGATGACGACGTAGCGGGGCTCCTGTGGGATTGGCCCTTCTGGGCCCGCCCCAGCCAACTGCCGCCGTCCGACCCCGACTGGTCGTACTACATGATGCTGGCCGGGCGCGGCTCGGGGAAGACCCGCGCAGGCGCCGAGTTTATCCGGGCCGCCAAGAACACCCACAACCCGATCGCCCTGATCGGCGCCACGATGGACGACGTGATCGGGGTCATGGTCGAGGGACCCGCCGGGCTGCAGCGCATCGCCCCGCCGGGGGACTACCCGGTGTTGCGCAACAACCGCCTGCAGTGGCCGAACGGCGCCCAGGCACAGCTCTTTAGCGCCGAGCGACCCGACCGCCTGCGGGGACCGCAGCACGCCATCGGCTGGGCCGACGAGCTGGCCGCCTGGAAGTACACCGAGGAAACCTGGTCGAACTTCGAATTCGGGCTCCGCATCGGCAGAAGCCCGCGTGCGATGATCACCACCACCCCGCGCCCCATCAAGCTGGTGCGCCAGTTGCTGTCGGACCCGCAATGCCGGGTGCGGCGGACATCGAGCTACGCCAACCGGGCGCACCTGCCCGAGCGGTATTTCAGCCGGATCATCGCCCGCCACGAAGGCACCCGCCTCGGCCGCCAGGAGATTTACGCCGAGATCCTGGACGACGTGCCGGGGGCGCTGTGGACCCGCGACGTCTTGGAGCGCGACCGCCTGCGGTACGACACCAAATTGCCGGACCTGACCCGCGTCGTGGTGGCGATCGACCCGGCGATGACCAGTGGCGAAGACGCCGACGAGACCGGGATCATCGTCGCGGGCAAGGACTTTGCCGGCCACGCCTATGTCCTGTCCGACCGCAGCGGGCACTACCAGCCGACCGAGTGGGCGAAAGAGGCGCTGGCGCAGTTTCACCACGCCGACCGGCCCGCCGACCGCATCGTCGCCGAGATCAACGCGGGCGGGGAGATGGTCGAGAACACGCTGCGGATGATCGACCCCGCTGTGCCCTTCACCGCCGTGCACGCCTCGCGCGGCAAGGTCATCCGGGCCGAGCCGATCAGCGCTTTGTACGAGCAAGGAAAGGTCCACCATGTCGGCTTCTTTGGCGCGCTCGAAGACCAGATGACCAGTTTCACGGTCGACTACGACCGCTCGGTCGACGGCTCCCCCGACCGGGTGGACGCGCTGGTGTGGGCGATCACCGAGCTATTGGTCGAGGGCTCGGGCAACGTCTTCCTGGAGGCTTGGGGCAAGTGGTGAACTCTTGGTCCGGCGAATATCGCCCCCGCCTCGCCACCGAGGACGGCAAGCCGGTCGACCCCAAGGCGACGCACGACAGCTACGTCAACTTCATGGCCAGCGTCGGCAGCGGCACCTTCAACCAGCACGCCGGCTCGACCTACGGGTTCAACCCGATCACCCGCCAGCGCCAGTTGCTGGAATGGATGTACCGGGGCTCCTGGGTGTGCGGCGTCGCGGTCGATGCGGTGGCCGACGATATGGTCAAGATGGGCATCGACTTCGGCGGCACGATCCCGCCGCAGGACAGCGACCAGCTCGACAAGCTGTTAAACACGCTGCAGCTCTGGGACTCGCTCAACGAGCTGATCAAGTGGGGCAGGCTGTACGGCGGCGCCATCGCGGTGCTGATGGTGGAGGACCAGGACCCCGCCACCCCGCTGCGGGTCGAGACGATCGGCAAGGGCAAATTCAAGGGGCTCGCGGTGTTCGACCGCTGGCAGGTCGAGCCGACCTTGAACACGCTGGTCACCGAGCCCGGCCCCGATCGCGGTCTGCCGGAGTTCTACCGCACCCACGCCGACTCGATGAGCGTCCCCCGGATGACGATCCACCACAGCCGGGTCCTGCGATACGAGGGCATCCGCCTGCCGTACTGGCAGAAGGTGACCGAGAACCTTTGGGGCATGTCGATCTATGAGCGCCTGTGGGACCGCCTGAACGCCTTTGACAGCACCACGCAGGGCATCGCCCAGCTCGTCTACCGGGCCTACCTGCGCATCGTAAAATTGAAGGACCTGCGCGAGGTCGCGGCGATGAGCCCGGCGGCGCAGTTGGGGCTGATGAAGCGCATCGAAATGATGACGCGGTTTCAGACCAACGAGGGCATCACGCTACTCGGCGAGGGCGACGAATTTCAGTCGATCGCCTACGCCTTCGGCGGCCTCGACGCGGTGCTCCTGCAGATCGGGCAACAGCTCTGCGGCGCCCTGCAGATACCGGCGGTGCGCCTCTTTGGCCAGAGCCCCGCCGGGCTCAACGCGACCGGCGACAGCGACTGGCGCAACTACTACGACGGCATCCATCAGCAGCAGGAATTGCGGCTGCGGCGCGGCATCACGGCGGTGCTGCACTGCTCCGCCAAATCTGAGGGGGTCGCATTGCCCGACGAGTGGAGCTACCAGTTCCGCCCGCTATGGCAGATGACCACGGTCGAGAAAGCCAACGTCGCCGAGGTCAACACCCGCACGATCCTCGGCGCCGAGGAGCTCGGCATCGTGCCGCGCAAGACGGTGTTGCAGGAGCTGCGCCAATCCTCCCGCGAGACCGGCATCTGGTCGACCATCACCGACGAGCAGATCGAGGAAGCCGAGGAGGACCTGCCGCCGTCGCCCGCCGAGATGGCCGAGATGGGCATGATGGGCGGCGCCCCAGGGCAGACCCCGCAGCCGCAGCGCGCCCAAGGACAGCCTGGCGGCGCCCCCGGCGAGGAGCCAGGCAAGGGCAGCGGGCCGGTGCCGCGACCGACCATCCCGCCGATCAGCCTGAAGGGCACCGCCGCGAAGCAGGGGCCAACCAGCCGCAATGGCGCCGCCTGACGACCCGGAAGGCTACTGGTACAAGGGCTGGTCGCCGTTCTTCGATCCGAAACCGGGGCGGCCGGGCTACGGCCTAAAGGGGCGCGGGGCGCACCAGGGCTATCAGGAAGCCCGCCGCGCCGCGATCCGGGCCCGCCGCGCCGAGAACCAGTTCGCGGTGCAGCTCCGCCGCATCGCCCGCATGATCGGCCACATCGTCACCGGCATGGCCACCCCCGACGAGCCGAGCGGGCTGCAGCGCATCGTCGCCGCCTTGCAGGATTACGGGCGCCTGATCACGCCCTGGGCCAACGCCACCGCCGAGCGCCTCTTGGCCGACGTGTCGCGCCGCGACGCCGCAGGCTGGCACCAGCTCGGGCAGTCCATCAACCGCGCCCTGCGCGAGGAGATCGCCGGGGCCGATATCGGGCCGCATGTGCAACGGCTGATCGCCGAGACGACGGACTTCATCACCTCCCTGCCGTATGACGCCGCCGAGCGGGTGCAGCGCCTGGCGATGGAGGCGGTGACCGGCGGCAAGCGCTGGGAAGACATCGCGCAAGAGCTGTACGCTAGCGGCGAGGTGTCGCTGTCGCGCGCCAATCTGATCGCCCGCACCGAGACCAGCCGGGCCGCCACCACCCTGCAGCAGGTCCGCGCCGAGCATGTCGGCAGCGAGGGGTACATCTGGAGGACGGCCCGCGACCGCGACGTGCGGGTCAGCCACAAGGACCTCGAAGGCAGCTTCCACAAGTGGAGCGAGCCGCCGGTCGCCACCGATCCGGGGCAGCGCGAGGTCCGCGCCCACCCGGGACAAATCTACAAATGCCGGTGCTTCCCCGAGATCGTGCTGCCGGGCATGGACATCAGCGCCAGGCTCGGGCCGCAGGCGCGCAACCCCGCGTACCTCGAAGCCCTCCGCGCCGCTGGCTACACGGAAGGGGCCGCATTCGAGTAGGAGGGCCGATGAACTACTACACCGTCGAGCAGATCGGCCCGAAACGACACCTGAAGAAACACGGCGAACTGGTCTGCGAAGACGTGCCGATCGCCCGCACCGGGATGCAGCTTTACGGCCCGGACGAAACCCCGATCGAGGCCGGCGCCGCCGACGTCGTGCGGGTCGAGCGCGATCCCGAGGAGGTGTTTCACCCCGCCTGCATCGCCTCCCTGCAGGGCGCCCCGATCGTCAACGAGCACCCGATGAGCGAAGACGGGCGAGCCGACGTGACGCCGGACAATTACCGCGACCTGATTATCGGTCATGTGATGAACCCGCGCCGAGGCGTGGGGATCGACGACGACGTGCTGATGGCCGACCTGCTGATCTGGGACAAGGACGCCATCGCGCTGATCGACCGGGGAAAGCGCGAACTTTCAGTGGGTTACGACGCCGACTACGAGGAGCTGGGGCCGGGCCACGGTCGCCAGCGCAACATCCGAGCCAACCACCTGGCTTTGGTCGAACGGGGCCGCTGTGGACCCCGCTGTGCAATCGGTGACAGCGAATTGGTGGGGCTGTCCGAGTGTGACCTTCAGCAACGGACCACGGAGGACGGCGCCATGCCGGCACCAGCAAAGAAGTCGAGCCTTTCGGAAAAGATCAGGGCCGCTTTCCGAGCCCGCGACGACGCCGAGAAAGCCTTGGACCTCGCCTTGCGGGACGAGGACCCGGACGAGAAGGACAAGACCAAGGACGAGGAGAAGGAGAACGGCAACGGCGCCAGCGGCGTGCACGTCCACCTGCACAACGGTGGCAACGGCAACGGCGCCGCTGAACCCGCCGACGAGGGCGGCGTCACGCTCGACCCGGCGCAGCTCGAAACCGCCGTGTCGACGATCCACGCGCTGGAGGAACAACTGATCCAGCAGGGCGCCGAGATGGACGAGGTATGGGACGCCATCGGGCGCGGCACCGACAGCGTTGCCGATTCGTATCCCCACCGCGACGCCCGCCGGGCGCGCGATGCGAAGCGTGGGCGCGACGAGTTTCCGCCCAAGAAGAAGGACGATGACGACGACACCAAGGATGACCTGCCGGGCGCCCCCGGCGGCTCCGAGAACCGGGCGATCCTGACGGGCTTCCAGTTGGAGGCGCCTCCGGGCACCAAATTCAACGATGTCGCCCGGGTGCGGGACAGCGCGATCTTCCAGGACAGCTTCAACGAGACGCTGGCCCTGGCCGAGGTTCTGGTCCCCGGCATCAAGCTGCCGACCTACGACCGCGCGGCGCCGCCAAAGCGGACCTACGACGCCATGTGCGCCTTCCGCCGCCGGGTGCTCGACGCCGCCTGGGCTCACCCCGAGACGCGGGAGATCATCGACGATCTGGAAGGCGGGCGCTTCAACGGCGCCAGCGGCATGACCTGCGACGCGGCCAAGCGGCTGTTTATCGGCGCCGCGAAGATCAAGGCGCGCAGCAACCGAGCGCAGGTGCGCAACACCGCCGATCTGGTTTTTGGCGGCGGTGTCGCGGGCACCGGGCCGCTGCAGACCCCAACCGATCTGCAGGCGGTGCTCAACAAGCACTACGAGCGAGGCCAGCCCCGCTAAATCCCCACCCCGTAAAGGAGCGTACCGATGCCCGACAACTACATGACGTTTGCCTACCGGATGGGGGCGGGGTTCTCGGGTGATGTCACCCGCATGACCCCGGCTGCCATCATCGAGCCTTGCGCCACCCACCAGGCCGGGCCGCCGGCCTTTACCGGCCAGGCGGTCACCATCGACATCACCAGCGGCGGGGCGCGCCCTGTCGCCGCCACCACCGAGCCGGTCTACGGCATCGTGGTGCGCGGCTTCCCGCAACAGACCCCCAACGCCAGCGGCTATTTCGGCGGGCAGGATTTCGGCAGCCCGGTCAACCCGTGGGGCTCCGCCGGCCAGCCGATCTCCGCCGTCGACGTACTGCGGCAGGGGTACATGAACGTCATCGTCAACGGCGTGACGCGCAAAGGCGGCCCGGTCTTTGTCTGGGTGGCGGCCAGCGCAGGCGCCCATGTGCGGGGCGGCTTCGAGGCGGTGGCGGGAGCAGCGGGCGAGACCATCGCGCTGCCCAGCTCCTGCACCTATCAGGGCGCGGCCGACGCTAACGGCGTCACCGAGATCGCCTTCAACGTCGGCATGTAAGGGGGACTGACCTATGCCTTTTGACGGACTTCTGTCGAGCACGGCGCTCTCGGCGCCTGCCATCATCCACCGAGGCTGGCGCACCGCCGATGACGCGATGCTCCTCGACCAACGCCGTGGGCCGACCCACGACGCGATGGGCAACCACCACGGACGGCAGTACGACCGGCCGTACCGCAGCCACGACGGCGCCTGGTACGACAGCTCGGGCGCCTTCTATCACGGCGAACTGGTCCGCCTCGACCAGACCCTCCACCTGCCGCTGGCCGCCGTCAGTTGGGGTCGAGACATCGACCTGCGCTCCGATGTGACGCTGGCCGACGAAGCCACCGCCTGGACCCTCAGCACCTTCGGCAGCCCCGGCGGGCTCGGGATGAGCAACGCCATCACGGGCGGCAAGGCGTGGATCGGCAAGAACACCACCGAGATCGTTGGCGTGTCGGTGGACATCGCGCAGCTCCCCAAGCCCCAGCGCCCCGGGGCGATG